CCAGTGGTACCATAGTTGCCACAAGTAGTACTGTGACGATTAATGATACTAGTTTAACACCTGTTCCTCCTTCTACCCAGAAAGCTATATTTGGATATGGTAGTCCTTCATCTGGTGTTAATGCATCAATGACCAACCTAGTATCAAACACCGGTGTAGTAGCAACTGACACAACTGGTGTTGGCACCGCTAGACGCCTACTAGCAGCCGCTGGTTATGGTGGTGATAAATCAATATTTGGATATGGATATATTACTGCAGTACAATCAATAACCAACCTAGTATCAAACACAGGTGTAGTTGCTACTGATACTGCAGGTGTAGGTACTGCTAGACTTAGATTGGCGGCCGCAGGCTATGGCATTGATAAAGCTATATTTGGATACGGAGACGGCGGCGGTTACTTTTCAATGACCAACAAAGTATCAAACACAGGTGTTGTATCTACTGATACTGCTGGTGTTGGCACTGCTAGAACTCAATTAGCAGCCGCAGTCTATGGAACTGATAAAGCTATATTTGGATATGGCTCAGGCGCGAGTGTTACCGCAATAACCAACCTAGTATCAAACACAGGCGTTGTTGGTAATGATGTTGCAGGTGTTGGTACAGCTAGAGTTAATTTAGCGGCCGCAAAATATAGCACAGATAAAGCCATATTTGGTTATGGTTATGTCGCAGGACCACTATCAATGACCAACAAAGTATCTAATACAGGGGTAGTTGCTACTGATACAGCAGGTGTTGGTACTGCTAGATATGAATTAGCGGCCGCTGGGTATGGTGCGGATAAGGCTATATTTGGATATGGTACTACCAGCGTTGTCGCCGTGCTATCACTTACAAACCTAGTATCAAATACAGGCGTGGTTGCTAGTGATACAACAGGTGTAGGTACAGCCAGAGCTGCTCTTGCAGCCGCAGGTTTTTGATTAACATAAAATAATAAAAAATGGCAGATACAAATATTACAGGGCCACTTTGGGGTTACGAATACCGAAGCAGAAGACTTGCTGGTCTGTGGCCGACTAGTGTTTATGAGATACCGGTACTGCCGCCGCCGACAAAGGCTTTGTTTGGATATGGAGTCAATGCTTCATCTAATTTTGTATCAATAACCAACCTAGTGTCAAACACTGGTGTAGTTGCTGCTGATGTTACTGGTGTTGGTACTGCTAGAGGTAATTTAGCGGCCGCTGCGTACGGAACAAGTAAAGCTATATTTGGATATGGAACTTCTGGCGCTTCCGTATCAATTACTAACTTAGTATCTGACACTGGTGTGGTTGCTACTGATACCACTGGTGTTGGTACTGCTAGAGCATATTTGGCAGCGGCTCGATACAGTACTGATAAAGCTATATTTGGATATGGATTTGCCAGCGGAAATCAATCAATGACAAACTTGGTATCGAATACGGGTGTTGTTGCTACTGATGTTACTGGTGTCGGCACTGCTAGGCGAATTTTGGCAGCAGCAGGATATGGAACTGATAAAGCTATATTTGCATATGGATTTACCACTGGTAATGTATCAATAAAAAACCTAGTGTCAAACACTGGTGTAGTTGCTGCTGATGTTACTGGTGTTGGTACTGCTAGAAATAATTTAGCAGCCACCGGGTATGATATCGACAAAGCAATTTTTGGATATGGAGAAGGACCAGTATCAATGACTAACAAAGTATCAAACATTGGTGTGGTTGCTGCTGATACCACTGGTGTTGGCACTGCTAGATATGGACCGGCGGCTGCAACCTACGGATAACCTACAGTTCATAACAATAAACTAAAATAACAAAGGTAAAAAATGATAGACTTAGAAAACATGCCTGTTCCAACAGCAGAAGAAATTGCTCAAGCCAGAGAAAACGCATTTAATGCTGAACGACCAGCATCATGGGTTTGGGACGAAGCCGCAGTATCATATGTTGCACCGGTAGCAATACCAAATGATGGTTATCCATACTTATGGGATGAAGCTACAACTAATTGGGTACCATTTCCAGATTTTCCTAGAGGTTAAAATTCACAATGGCAACAAATCAGCAATATTGGCACTAATAAAGATTGCGTTCCGGAGAAAGATAAATACCCCATATAGGGGGACACAATGGCAGAACCAATCACATCCAGAACAGCTTTCAAAGAGTATTGCCTAAGAAGGCTGGGATTCCCAGTCATTGAAATAAATGTTGATGACGATCAAGTAGAAGACAGAATTGATGATGCTTTACAATATTGGCAAGATTATCACTTTGACGGATTACAAAAAGTCTATTACATCAAAAAAATTGATGCAACCGATATCGCAAACAAATATTTAAATTTAACTGAAGCCAGAGACTCATCAAATAATGTATTACAGATTGCTGGTATAACCCGCATCTTTCCTATCTCAGATTCGTTATCTTCTGTTAACATGTTTGATTTGAGATATCAACTCAGGTTAAATGAACTGTATGACTTCACCTCAGCGTCCTACATAAACTATACACTGACGCAACAACACTTGCGTTCACTGGAACTTATGTTCGTAGGTGAAGTTCCTATTCGTTTTCAGAGACATATGCAACGACTATATATTGATTGGGCTTGGGGAGCTTCACAAGCACCACTTGGTACAACAGTCATAGCAGAATGTTATGCAGCGATTGATCCTGAAATGTATAACATGGTATGGAATGATCGTTGGTTAAAAGAATATGCAACGGCACTTATCAAACGGTCTTGGGGAAATAACCTTAAAAAGTTTGAAGGTATACAGTTACCTGGCGGCGTCAAACTCAATGGTGATAAGATTTACACCGAAGCAAAAGATGAGATTGATGCCTTACATACAGAAATTGGTGACAAATATGGTGCACCACTAGAAATGTTTATTAATTAATATGAATCATAAACACCATATTATACCCAAACATATGGGTGGAACAAATAATCCATCCAATTTAATTGAACTTACCGTAGAAGAACATGCGGAAGCTCATCGTTTGTTGTGGGAACAATATGGTAGAAAAGAAGATGAATTGGCGTGGAAAGGACTATCTGGTATTATTGGTAAAGAAGAATTGTTACATGAATTATTTGTTATGTCGGGTAAAAAATCTAAGCCACCAGTAGGACACAAAGCAAATTTAGGTCGTAAATGGTCTGATGAATATAAATCCAATATGAGTAAAATATTAACTGGTAGACCTGTTACATGGAAAAATAAAATATCTGAAAGCAATAGTAAAAATTGGTTAATAACTAAACCAGATGGTACCAAAATAGAAATAAAAAATCTTCAAAAATATTGTATAGAAAATAATTTGAATAGTTCAAAAATGTCAATCGTTGCTTCAGGCCTGAGAAAACATCATAAAAATTATATTTGTGAAAGAGTAGGTACCTAAAATCGCAACAAATCAATATTTTAATAATTACAACTCGTTAGCTGAACAACGGGTAGTAGAGGACTTGATTACAGAATCCATAAAAATTATGGGATTTGATTCCTATTATTTACCAATTCAAAACTCAGAAGACCGTGACATTTTGTACGGTGAAGATCCAATTAAAAGATTCAGTTCAGCCTTTCCTATTGAATTTTACCTATCAAGTTCTATGGAATATGGTGGTGAAAGAGAATTCTTTTCAAAATTTGGGCTTGAGATTAAAAACAATATCAACATTATTGTTTCAAAGCGGTCTTTTTCTCAACGTGTACCACAAGATATACTTACAAGACCTAGAGAAGGTGATTTGATTTATGTGCCGTTCTTAAATGGTACAGGTGAGTTGTTTGAGATTAAATTTACAAATCAAACCAAAGACTTCTTTATGTTAGGCCGTAAGATTCCTTATTTCTATGAATTGGAACTAGAGAAGTTTAAATACTCACAAGAAGTTATTGATACTGGTGTTGAAGACATTGATGATGTAATGATACAATCAAGTTACACAATAGAATTGAACACAGGTGTAGGAACAGGAACATTTGAAGCAAGAGAAATTGTATTCCAATCAACTGACGGAACTCAGGCCAATTCAAGCGTTGTTGCTATTGTTCAAGAATGGAATACAGTAAATAATGTACTGAAGGTAACAAATGTTGCTGGTGAATTCACGGACAATGTGGTAATTATTGGTGCAACTAGTAACGCACAACATTATTTGTCATCATACGATCCACTCAAAGACAGTACCAGAAACGAAACTTATGATAATCTTTATTTGTTTAATGAAGCAAATAACATTATAGATTTCACAGAAGATAATCCGTTTGGAAAAATATAATGTCATCATATAACCGCGTCATAAGAAAATTGGTTGTTGGATTTGGCAACTTATTTGATAACATCACATTGTACAGATTCGACACAGAGAATGTTGAAACTGAAAGGTTTATTGTACCAATTGCATATGCATCCAAAGAACGATATGTTATGCGTTTAGAAGATGATGCAAACTTAGATAAAAAAGTACAGATAACTCTACCAAGAATGTCTTTTGAAATGGCAGGGTTATCATATGATTCTTCGAGAAAACAAAATACAAATATAAAGAATTTTACCGGAACAGTACCTTCTGGAATTATATCACAATATAATCCTGTGCCATACAATTTTGATTTCAATCTGTACATATATGTCAGAAACATTGAAGATGGTACACAGATCATCGAACATATTTTACCATACTTTACACCAGATTACACAGTAAAATTAAATTTGATTCCGGAAATGGGCATAGTCAAAGAAGTTCCTGTTATTCTGAATAGTACATCACACGAAATACTTTATGAAGGTGCTAGAGAAAATGATACCAGAATGATTGTCTGGACATTAAACTTCACCGTCAAAGGTTTCATATTTGGTAAAATGTCTGAGACTGGTGTTATTAACAGAGCATTTGTTTCTGTTTACAATCAGGTATCAAGAGATGAAACAATCGAGTTCTATATGAACTTAGACTCTGGTTATGGAACATATAAAGTTGGTGAGAAGGTATATCAAGGATATACCGCAGAAGATGCATCAGCCACTGGCATCGTTGTTCAATTTACAGAAAACATATTACGACTAAAAGACTTAACAGGAGACTTTGTGTCAGACAAACCCATATATGGTATAAATACCTCAGCAAACTATAGATTCACTTCTTATAACTTGAACCCACTGAAGTTTGTTGAAATTGACGCAGTTGGTAGAGTCACTACAGATATCGATAACTTGTCAGTTGATAAGGAAGAGGCTAAGGCTGACAACACATTGAATACTGTTTTGACAATTAACAAAGCCGCAAACCAATAAACAAGAGAGAACTAAATGGCTAAACAAATTATTAATATTGGTATTAGAGCAAATGATGGTAAAGGTGATTCATTAAGAACCGCCTTTATAAAAACAAACTCTAACATTGGTGAGTTGTTTGCAAATGTCGCTAGTAACGCAAACACTTCAAACATTTATTTTGACACCAATTCAACATTAGCACAAGGTGCTTTTGACAGAGCGAACTCAGTCTTCTTGGGCGATATTAATTTCCAAGATAATTTGATGTACAGTAACTCAATTGTTGAAATTGGTAACGATCAGCACCAACATAAAGCTTGGGGTTTATTGTACGGTCAAATAACAGAACAAGCCAATAACACATATGGCAATGGTGTTGCATACGATTCAGCAAATAATATATTAGTTGCAACAACAACACAAAATGAAGTTACTGGATTACCACAATCGACAGTTATTAAATACGATCCATTTGGGAACATATACTGGAGAAAATCAGTACCTACAATGAATGTTAATAATGTATTGTTGGCCAGTTACGGTGAAGCGGTAACAGTTGATGCTAACAATAATGTGTATCTGTTAACAAACATACCAGAAAACTTCTCAACCTTAGTTACAAAATTCAATTATACTGGACAAAATGTTTACAGCACATTGGTTTCGGATGCAGAAGGTTCGACAGATATTACCGTTGATGATGAAGAGTTTCCATATTTTGTAGGTCAACACAATCTGTTAACAGGTTTAGATATTACTGGTGAATTATATTTCACAAGTTTTAGCGCACAGTCAATGAATGCTCATGTGGTAGTAGCACTGCCAAATAATCGTGGTGTGTTGGTTGGTTCTGATGGTGGTAAAATACATAAATTTGATACTGAGGGTGTTTATATTTTTTCAAACAACGTAAACACCGATGGCAGAAAAATTATTGGCTTAGCATATGATAACTCAAACAATTTTTATGCAGCATCAAACACAGTGATTTACAAATTTAGAGCCAACAATCAATTAATTTGGGAAAGACAAATTACTGGTGTGAGTTCACCAAACATAAATTTTATCAAATACGACAACAACTTTCTATATGTCAATGGCGTAACAACCGATCCAAACAACCAGCGCGCATTTATAAATTACAAAATTGATGCAAACGGTTCTTTAATTTGGGCAAATGCACTTGAGGTACCTAGTGCCAATCAAACCATCAGACTTGGGCATAGACAGTTAGATGTTCGCGGAGACTTTTTAGTTGGAATTGGATATGCAAGACCCAACAACAGCACTAAAGATATAAGTGTAACATATCAACTACCAACTAGTGGTGCTTTAGCTGGAACATATTTTGGTGCATCGGGAAGTCGATGGAACAGTTTCACTTATGTTACTGTACCAGAAGCAAACACAACAATAAGTACCACAGTTGGTACAGGTAACACAACAGTAACGATTGCAGAGAATACTGATTATGCATATACGATGAATCTCGTAACTTATGGCAATCCAAGTCCAGAAAATGAAGAAGACATTTACAATTTTAGTCAAAAATGGGACTTCAATGGATTAGGAACAATAGTATTTCCATCTTCGGGTCAGACTACTGGTATGGACTTGAATGGTAAAACAATTGCAAATGTTGGAGTCATTAATTTTGCTGATGGTACCAGTTCAAATACTTTTGGTAACATTGCAGCAAGTCCTCCGGCAACAGCTAGAGGTGTGACAGGAGATAGAAGAGGTAACATAAGAGCGAACAGCACATACTTATATTACTGTTCAAATAATTATGATGGCACAGCTAATGTTTGGAAGAGAATTGCTTGGAGCAATGACACTTGGTAAAAATGGAAAATAAAATGAATACTTTTGATAAAAATATGGAAAACATTTTTGATGTGGTGTCTATAAAAGAAACTGAAAAATCTTTTGATGTTAAAGTAAAATCGGCAGATGAACCTGATCTGAAGGCTGATCTTGCGGATGCTTATAGGCAATCTAAAGACAATCTGCAAGATATGATCGACCAAGGCAAAGAAGCTATGGAAGAAATTTTGCAGATTGCAAAAGCAGGACAACACCCAAGAGCTTTTGAAGTGTATGGCACATTGTTAAAAAATACAGTTGAAGCCAATGACCGTTTATTGAAAATGCAAAAAGAGATGCGAGACATGGATGGCAAAAGAGGTGACGGCAATACCAAAATAGATAAAGCTATTTTTGTTGGTTCTACCGCAGAGTTGAATAAACTCTTAAAAGGTAAACAAGAATGAATCCCGATTTAAAATTCGGTGAGGCGTATAGAGATAATCCATTACTTAAAAAAGCAGGCGTTCAGGTAGAATACACGCAAGAACAAATTGATGAATACATTAAGTGTTCTAAAGACCCCATATATTTTGCAAAAAAATATATAAAGATTGTCAACGTTGATGAAGGTCTTATTAATTTTAGTATGTGGCCGTTTCAAGAGGAGATGTTGCATTTATTTGCAAACAACAGGTTTGTTATAACCAAATGTCCTCGCCAGGTTGGTAAGACAACCACCACGATTGCTTATATGTTGTGGGCAACCATATTCACTGATACACAGAACTGTGCAGTCCTGGCCAATAAAGGTTCTTTAGCCAGAGACATTCTTTCTAAGTACCAGTTAGCATATGAGAACCTACCAATGTGGTTGCAACAAGGTGTGGTTACTTGGAATAAAGGTAATGTTGAACTAGAAAATGGATCAAAGATCATTGCTGCATCAACATCAAGTTCTGCTATTCGAGGAGGTTCTTTCAACATCGTATTCTTGGATGAATTTGCATTCGTTCCAAACAATATCGCAGAAGAATTCTTTAACTCTGTATATCCTGTAATCTCATCCGGAAAAAAGACAAAAATTATAATTGTTTCTACACCAAATGGTATGAATCTATTCTACAAGTTGTGGATGGATTCAATCAACAAGAAAAACAATTATATAAATTTCGAAATTCATTGGTCAATGGTACCTGGTCGTGATGAAAGGTGGAAAGAAGAAACTATTCGAAACACATCTGAACGACAATTCAAACAAGAGTTTGAGACAGAGTTCTTGGGATCCAGTAACACACTAATTTCTGGTTACAAATTGCAACAGTTGGTATTTAATGATCCAATTGCAAATCACGATCTATTAAAAATATATGAACATCCAATAAAAGAAGGTATAGATGAATCAAAAACAGATCACCTATATTGCATGTGTGTGGATGTTTCTGAAGGTAAGAACTTAGACAGTTCAGCTTTCTCTGTAATTGATATATCACAAACACCATATAAACAAGTTGCAACATATAAGAGTTCATCGATCACACCGATGCTTTTCCCAACTGTCATATATAATACAGCAAGATATTATAATGATGCATATGTTTTGGTTGAGATTAACAACAACCCACAAGTAGCAGACTCGTTGCATGTGGATTTTGAATATGAAAACTTGTGGAAAATATTTACAGGCAACAAGAAACCACAACAATTGTCAGCAGGCTTTGCCCGTGGCATTCAAATGGGTTTAAAAATGTCACCTCAAGTTAAAGCGATTGGGTGTTCAAACCTAAAAACTTTGATTGAAGGTGACAAATTAGTAATTAATGATTTTGATACATACTCCGAACTGACAACTTTTGTACACCAAAAGAACTCGTTTAGTGCGGAAGATGGTGCAAACGATGACATGGTTATGTCTCTGGTGATTTTTTCGTGGCTTTCGACACAACAATACTTTAAAGAGATTGTTAACCACGACATTAGAAAACAGATTCAGTTAGAAAATATGAATCAAATAGATGATGATGTTCTACCCGCTCCTATTATTGAAGATGGTTTAGAACATGATTTCCAAATTATAGATGGTGATTTGTGGGAAGTAGCGGACGGCAATGAAATTTATTCAAAATTCATACGAAATAGGCTGGAAAGGTTATAAATCCGGCCTTTCATAAATACACTTATGGTATTTTGCCAAGAGAACATAATAATTCAAGGAGAATAAAATGGCATTTCAAATCTCTCCAGGCGTAAATGTATCTGAAGTTGATGCAACGACTGTTGTACCTTCAGTGCAACAAACTGCTGGTGCATTTGCTGGAACATTTCAATGGGGTCCAGCGGATAAAGTAAGACAAATAGATAGTGAATTAACTCTCGTTAGTACATTCGGTAAACCAGATGCAGCTTCTGCAACAGATTTTTTTACTGCTGCAAACTTTCTATCATATGGTAATAATTTGAACATCGTTAGATCGGTCGGAAATCTTGCAAACAATGCAACCGATGGCAGCGGTGGTACGATTCAAATTAAGAATGAAGATGTTTACGAAACTACATATCTACTCACCAACAATAGCAATAGCTATGGTCCATTTGTGGGAAGATATCCAGGACTCTTGGGTAATTCTTTAACTGTTCATGTTTGTGCAAATACAAGCACATTTAGTTCATGGAGTTACAGAAGTTATTTTACATCAGCACCAGGTACATCAGAATTTGCCAGTTCAGTAAGCGGCAGCGATGACGAAATGCACATTGTTGTGGTTGATGCAGATGGTCTATTTACTGGATCAGCAGGTGCGATACTTGAAACTTACGGTTTTGTTTCGGCTGCTTCTGATGCAACAATTAATGGCGTAACAAACTACTACAAACAAGTCATACTTAACAACTCCAAGTATGTGTACGCAATGAGTCCAATTGATTATGGTACAACAAATGCAACTTGGGACCGGGCTGCGGCCGGCAGAAGTTTTGCAAGACCAGCCACAAACATTGCAACCAATTTGTCTACAGGTACTAGTGTTGCACCAACAGATGGCAATATTCAAGTTTCATATGACTTCTTCACAAACAAAGAATCTATTGATATCTCACTTGTATTAACTAGTGGGCACAGTGTTACAGTTCAACAATATGTAATTGATAATATTGCAGTTGGTCGTGCCGATTGCGTTGCTTTCATTTCTCCAAGATATTCTGATGTTGTCAATCAGTCTGGTTCAGAAACAACAAATATTGCTGGTTGGTTATCTGCATTGGCAAGAAGTTCATCTTATGTTATGGCAGACTCTGGTTGGAAATACCAATTCGACAAGTACCACAATACATATCGTTGGATTCCATTGAATGGTGACATTGCTGGCTTATGTGTATACACAGACAGCGTTAGAGATCCATGGTTCTCTCCAGCAGGTTTCAATCGTGGTGCAATTAAGAATGCCGTTAAGTTGGCTTGGAATCCAAGTAAATCTTTCCGTGATACACTGTATGCTGCAGGTGTTAATCCAGTAGTGTCCTTCCCAGGTCAGGGTACTGTATTGTTTGGTGACAAGACTCTGTTAGCTAAACCATCAGCATTCGACCGTATCAATGTTCGCAGATTGTTCATCACATTAGAAAAATCAATTGCACAAGCTGCAAAGTTTTCAATGTTTGAATTAAATGACGAATTCACAAGAGCACAATTCATTGCCTTAGTAGCACCATTCTTACGCGACATTCAAGGTCGCCGTGGTATTACAGACTTTAGAGTTGTTTGCGATTCCACAAATAACACACAACAAGTTGTTGACAGTAACCAATTTATTGGCGATATCTACATTAAGCCTGCGCGTTCAGTTAACTACATTCAGTTGAACTTTGTTGCTGTAGGTACTGGAGTTGACTTCGTGACCATCGTTGGTGCAGCTTAATAAATAAAACGATAACAGGAGAAAATAATGGCATTTAATGTAGCAGAATTTAGAGCAAATATGATTGGAGACGGTGCTCGTCCTAATCTATTCTCTGTCTCTTTAATATTCCCATCACTCGTTCAAAACGCTACAGCTGCTGGCCAGAAGATAACATTCATGGCTAAGACAGCTCAACTACCAGGTTCCACAATCGGCACTGTACCAATTTACTACTTCGGTCGTGAAATGAAATTTGCTGGCAACAGAACTTTTGCAGATTGGACATTAACAATTATTAATGATGAAGATTTTACCATCAGAAATTCTTTAGAGAATTGGATGAATTCAATCAATAGTCATGCTGGTAATATTAGAGCACCAGGCGCAAGTAACTCAAACGGTTACACTGTTGACGCTAATGTAATCCAATACGGAAAAACTGGCAACGAACTGAAGAAGTATAAATTTGTTGGTTTATTTCCACTCGATTTGTCACCTATTGACCTTGATTGGGGTTCAAATGACACAATTGAAGAATATACTGCCTCATTTGCTTACCAGTTCTGGGAAACAAATACAACGACTTGATATGTACGGAGGGCCTAGTGCCCTCCATGTTTTTTTTGATTTTATAATTACACACAAATATGGCAAACACAAATAAATTTTCGCTTTTCGGTTTCACAATCTCTCGTCAAAAAGACTTAGAGGATGCGGCCGCGCAACAATCTTTTGCACCTCCGACTTCGGATGATGGTGCATTAACTATTACATCTGCCGCTCATTATGGTACATATGTTGATTTAGACGGTACTGCCAAAAATGAAGTAGAACTCATTTCGCGTTATCGTGAAATGGCTATGCAACCAGAAATTGAATCGGCGATAGATGACATAGTTAATGAAGCTATTGTACAAGACGATGATGGCAAAATTACTCAGATCATTTTGGATGATTTAAAACAGAATGAAAAGATCAAGAAAGCTATTAAAGAAGAATTTAATATCATTCTTAGATTATTAAATTATCAAAATTTAGCACAAGATATTTTTCGCCGTTACTATGTTGACGGCAGAATGTATTTTCATATTATTATTGACCGTGAACAACCACAAGATGGTATCAAAGAACTGCGTTATATAGATCCACGCAGACTGAGAAAAGTACGGGAAATTAAAAAACAAAAAGACGAACGAACCGGCGCAGAGATTATGCAGCCAGTTAATGAGTACTACATCTATAATGACAAGGTTGTGTCTGGAAGTGCATCCAACTTTGGTCCAGTTGGTGTTCGTATTACCACAGACTCCATCATCTCCGTGACCTCAGGCCTCATGGATTCGCGTAGAGCAGTGGTGTTATCATATCTACACAAAGCAATCAAGCCACTCAATCAGTTACGCATGATTGAAGATGCAACAGTTATCTATCGCATATCAAGAGCACCAGAACGCAGAATCTTTTATATTGACGTAGGCAATCTACCAAAATTAAAAGCAGAACAATACTTGCGTGACATTATGATTAAGTACAAGAACAAACTTGTATATGATGCAAACACAGGTGAAGTGCGAGATGACCGCAAGTTTATGTCCATGATGGAAGACTTTTGGTTACCAAGGCGTGAAGGTGGCAAAGGTACAGAGATTACAACATTGCCTGGTGGACAAAATCTAGGAGAACTGGAAGATGTTAAATACTTTCAGAAGAAATTGTATGGTGCATTATGTGTACCAATCTCTAGACTAGAACCGAACCAAGGGTTCTCTCTTGGTCGTACATCAGAAATTACCAGAGATGAACTAAAATTCTCCAAGTTTGTTGACAGACTAAGAAGTAAATTCTCAGAAGTTTTCAATCAAGCTCTCCGTGTGCAATGTGTATTAAAAGGCATTTGCACAGATGAAGAGTGGGAAACATTTAAAGAAGATATTCACTACGATTATATTAAAGACAACAACTTCTCTGAAATGAAAGAAGCTGAACTAATGTCACAAAGATTGACATTGTTGTCTTCAGTTGATCCATACACCGGTAGATACTTCTCACAGAGATGGATTCAACAGAATGTATTGAGATTGTCCGATGATGAGATACTCGAAATGGACGAACAAATCAATAAAGAAAAAGAAGAAGGCCTTGGATTACCAGTTTCTGTTACAAATGATGTTGCACAACAACAAATGTTAGGACAGGTACAAACCGATCAATTGGTACAACAGAGTAAATTGATGCCACAAGATGGCGGTGCACCTGCACCAAATTCTTCTGGTGGTTCTTCAAGTAGTTCATCTAAACCAAAACCAAAAAGTACTGGTGATTCAAAGTCAACAAAGGGTGATTTGAGTTTGGAAAGTACTTTCACTAAGCTAAAACGCATTTTATAATTAGGAGATAAAAATGGAAACAACAAGATCAATTGTCGATTACGCAGAAACTGATGACGCATCCGGACTACGCGATGCATTGTATGCTGCAATTTCGGATAGAGTTATGTCTCACATTGAGAACCACAAAGTTGAAGTTGCAAAAAGCTTAATGAATGTTCCTCAAGAAGCTTCCACAGAAGCCGAATAATTTTGGTATAAATATTATCCAAACAATAACAGGGATTAAAAATGGCAAACGCATTTACATATCAAGTCATTAAAGACACAACAGAACATACCGTTATTAAATTAACAGGTAAATTCGATGGTACTGGTCAAGAAGACAATAACAGAAGAATTACAGCAAACACATTGAGTGGTGCAATGGACACATCGAAAGCTAATTTGCTTTCATCGGCCGCAAATACCGGTTCTCTATCGTTTTATGGTTTAGCTGTGAATCGTTTATGGTACTCGGGTCCTAATAATGCAGATGTTAATTTATTTTGGCACGCTGATACTACCGCATCAATATTCTTACTGAATAGTAACTGTGAATTTGATGGTCAAAGTAACTGGGTAACAATACCAAACAACACAAAAGGAACAGCAGGTTCCAAAGGTGATATAGGTATTCAAACTAGAGGCATGGTTGCGAACAATTCATATACATTAATATTAGAACTGCGAAAAGATAATGAACATTATCAACGCGGTCATTTGACAGATCCTGCTGCATTTAATTATGGTTCTTACTCCCTTCGACCATGAGGATCAAAATGAAACTTATTAAAGAGATCACCGAGTCAGTAAACTATCTCGTAGAAGAGACTGACGGAAAAAAAGTATTGTTCATCGAAGGACCATTTTTGGTCGCCGAAAGAACAAACAAAAACGGCCGCATGTACAAAGAAGAAACTATGTCCAAAGAGGTCGGCCGTTATACTGAAGAATATATAAATAAAAATCGTGCCTTTGGTGAACTGGGTCATCCAGATACCCCATCTATTAATCTTGACCGTGTATCACATTTAATTGTTGGTCTACGCAAAGAAGATAATACTTGGATAGGCAAAGCAAAAATTCTTGAAACTCCAATGGGCAACATTGCAAAAAGTCTTATCGAGGGCGGCGCACAATTAGGCGTGTCTTCTCGCGGTATGGGTTCTTTGAAGACTGTCAATGGTATCAACATAGTTCAAGATGACTTTCATTTAGCCACAGCGGCTGATATAGTAGCAGACCCTTCTGCGCCGGGTGCTTTTGTACAAGGTATTATGGAAGGTAAAGAGTGGATGATGGTTGAAGGAATATGGACTGAAGTTCATTATGAGGAAGCTCGCAGAGAAATCAAACAAGCTACCCCAAAACAGATTGAACAAGTCAGTTTAAAAATATTCGAAAATTTCATCAAAAAACTTTAATTATAAATATCCAATATAAAATCAAGGAGATTCTCAAAATGGGAAAATACAATCTATCAGACGCTGCTAAAGCAATTTTGACAGAAGGCGCAAAAGAAACTTTTGACGCTAATCTATCTTCTAAGCGTAGTGGCCAGGACGGCGCAACAAAATTACCAACATCTGTTGCTTATGGCATGAAGGATGTGGGTGAAGTTGCAGACGTTGTTGACAAACAAGACGCAGCAAAGCCAGACTATACAAAAGGTACGCCAACTGCAACACCTCCAGGTCCTACACCACCAGTTGGTTCAGAACCAGGTTCTAAGTTGAGTGGTCCTGCTGATTCAGAAGGTTCTGAGCACAAAGCGGTTCAAGCTGCTGCGACTGACTACTCGGCCATTCGTGACCGTATTAAAGCCAGACTAGCAACTCAGACTATGCAAAGTAATCCTGGTGCAACTGCACCTTACGTTCCAGAAGAAGTTTCTACATCTGAACCAGTTATGGCAGAAGAAAAAGAAGAGAAACATGAGGACGAAAAAGAAGACAAAGCACTCATCATGAAGATGATGAAGAAACAGAAAATGAAAGAAGAAATGGATTCCGATGTGAATGCATTGCTTTCTGGTGAAAATCTTTCTGAAGAATTCAAACAAAAAGCTACCACAATTTTCGAAGCTGCAGTTATTGCCCGTTCACAATCCGTAGTGGAAGAAGTCGAACAAGCAATGTACGAGGAATTCGAAGTTGCTGTAGAAGAAATCAAAGAAGATTTGGCTGTTAAACTTGATGACTACATCAGTTACATGGCTGAAGAGTGGTTCAAAGAGAACCAACTAGCAATTGAAAAAGGTCTGCGTTCAGAAATCGTTGAAGATTTCATTCGCGGATTAAAAGGATTGTTCGAAGAACACTACATTGACATTCCAGAAGAAAAAGTTGATGTTGTTGAACAATTGACAAACAGAGTTGAAGAACTGGAAGACTCATTAAACGAACAGATCAAAACTGCCGTTGCAATGAAAAAGACTATCAGTGAACACAAAAAGAATGAGGCTATACATGCAGTATGTGAGGGCCTGACGCAGACGCAAGTAGAAAAATTTAAATCACTCGCAGAGGGTGTTGACTTTACTACTGAAGAAGAATTCGGAATCAAAATGGACACATTGGTTGAATCATACTTCCAATCGACCGTTAAATCCGCAGACAAATCTGTATTGAACGAAGAAGTGCTTGTTGAAGACGAATCCAAGCCAGCGCGAAATGTTGATCCAGCAATAGCGCAATATGCACAAACTATCTCAAAAACATTGGCTAAATAAATAAAGTTTACCAATAATAGAAACTCACAAGGAGAATACTAATGTTTCTAACAGAAGAATTACAAAAAAAATGGCAACCAATTCTGGAACACCCAGAATTAGAAGCAATTAAAGACCCATACAAAAAGGCTGTTACAGCTTTAGTGTTGGAAAACCAACAACAAGCTATGTCACAAGACGCACAGGCACTGAATGAGACTACTTATTCAGCTACACCTGGTAATGCAACTGGTGCTAGCATTCAGAACTACGATCCAATCTTAATCAGTTTGGTTCGCCGTGCTTTACCTAACCTAATTGCATATGATGTTGCTGGCGTTCAGCCAATGACAGGACCTACTGGTCTGATCTTTGCAATGCGCGCTAAGTACAACACACAAGGTGGTACAGAAGCTTTCTTCAATGAAGCAAACACACTGTTCTCTGGTGCTGGTTCGTCTGCTAACCCATACGGTTTCCGCGGCAACAACGCAACCGACATTGTTACAAACACTGGTGCAGACTTGGTTGCTAACAGTTTCACAACTGGTATCGGCATGCCAACAAGCCGTGCTGAAGGCCTTGGTGCTGATGATGCTACAGGTATGTTCAATCAAATGGCTTTCTCTATCGAGAAAGTTACTGTGACTGCTCAATCTCGTGCGTTGAAAGCTGAATACTCTCTAGAACTTGCACAAGACTTGAAAGCTGTTCACGGTCTTGATGCTGAAACAGAATTGTCAAACATTCTGTCTACAGAGATTCTTGCTGAAATCAACCGTGAAGTTATCCGTACAATCTATACTTGTGCCGTTGCCGGTGCTCAGTATGGTACGACAACTGCTGGTTCATTCGACTTAGACACTGACTCTAACGGTCGTTGGTCTGTTGAGCGTTTCAAAGGTCTGATTTTCCAAATCGAACGCGATGCAAACGTTATTGCTAAGCAAACTCGTCGTGGTAAAGGCAACGTGATGATCGTATCATCCGATGTTGCTTCCGCTATGGCAATGGCTGGTGTTCTTTCTTATACACCTGCACTTTCTGCTGACCTACAAGTTGATGACACTGGTAACACCTTTGCTGGTTTGTTACACGGTCGTATCAAAGTGTACATTGACCCATACTTTGGTGGATATACTTCCAACCAAGAATTGGTTACAATTGGTTACAAAGGTACTTCACCTTATGATGCTGGTATTTTCTACTGCCCATATGTTCCATTACAAATGGTTCGTGCAGTTGACCAATACACATTCCAACCTAAAATTGGTTTCAAGACTCGTTACGGCATGGTTGCAAACCCATTCGCAACAGGTGCTTCAGCCAGTAACGGTGCATTGAATGCTCGCAGCAATGTGTACTATCGTATTTTCCAAGTTAAAAACTTGATGTAATCTACGAAAACAGAGTCACCGTAAAGAGTGACAAGTTTAGAAGGACCTTTCGGGGTCCTTTTTTTTGGCTCCTAAATAATACATAAGGAGAAATCATGACTGTAATTACTAGAAGTCCAGAGAATACCAACTTACTTCAACCCACAAAATTTTTACTGACATTCAGCAGAATTGCTACAACACAGTATTTTTGTCAAACAGTAAATTTGCCTGGCGTTTCTTTGGGAGAAGTTGTTAGAGTGACTCCATTCTTAGACATGTATTCTCCTGGTACAAAATTAACTTATGAACCATTAGAGATGGAATTCATGGTTGATGAAGAACTGTTATCATGGAAGAATCTATATGATTGGTTTATTTCTATGGCCGACCCGGACGGTTTTGAGAAGAGAGATGTTAGTAGAGAACTGCAAAGCATCAAATACTTCTCTGACGCCACCCTGACAGTGCTGAGTGCATTGAATAATCCAATATTGAGAATTCAATATACTAATGTTTTTCCATTGAGTATCAGTGATATAGGGTTTGACACCACACGGTCTGCGGACACCATAATAACCGCTAAAGCAACATTTAGGTATCAATCATACAAATACTTGACAGTTTGACAGTATTATGATATAATGTTTTGAATGAATAGGAATGATGTAAGTCATTGATCTTAAACAATATTTTGTTATTTTTGAATATATGGAAACACTTGAACAAGTACTAAAAATGTGGGAATCGGATACGGTCATAGACCAAACCGAACCTAGTAAAGAATTATTAAAGATACCTGTATACCACAGTAAGTATCTTGGCATTCTAACCAAACATCGAATTGCATCCAAAAGAGCACACTTTGATTATCTGCGTATGCGTAAGATCAAATGGGAATACTTTACTGGTAAATTATCGCAAGAAGAACTTGGTGAATACGGATGGGAACCATTTCAGTTTGCACTGAAATCCGATATCAACACATATCTGGAATCCGACAAAGACCTCATTAAGTTATTGGAAAAGAAGATTTACCATGAAGAGGTAGTATCAATTCTGGAATCTATTATGTCTGAATTGAAATCTAGAACATTTCAGTTGCGTGACTTCATTAGTTGGGAGAAATTCGTTGGCGGACAATGACCAATTAATAGTCACAAAAAAGGATGAAGTCTTTGCAAAGATAACATGTGAGAAACATGTTGCAAGGGAATTATCGGAGTACTTTACCTTTTTTGTACCAGGACACCAATTTGTTCCTGCATTTAGAAACAGAATCTGGGACGGTAAGATTAGATTATTCAATCTGACAACCAGTCAACTGTATCTTGGCCTACTTCCGCACCTCAAAGAATTTTGTGATGAACGAGAATACAAATTTGTCTATGATGGGCACGAAGATGAATACTCTGTTTATCATGCTAAAAAGTTCTTTGAAACTTTAAACCTGCATTCTCAAGGTAAAGCAATTGATGTGCGAGAACACCAACAAACAGCCTTCATTGAATCTATGCAAAAGCGTAGAGCTTTGTTACTCTCACCAACCGCCTCAGGTAAATCACTAATCATCTATTTGTTGTTTAGGCAACTCTTAGACTATCAAAATTTAAAAGGTTTGATTATTGTTCCAACAACATCTTTGGTAGAACAATTGTACTCAGACTTTGCAGACTACTCATCACATAACAATTTTGTGGTTGAAGACACTGTACACCGTGTTTATCAAGGTAAAGATAAAGCCACGGACAAAAAACTAACTATCAGTACATGGCAGTCATTGTATAAAATGCCTCCAGAATTCTTTCATCAATACGACTATGTGATTGGTGATGAAGCTCATTTGTTTAAGGCACAATCTTTAACATCTATCTTAACATCTTGCATCAATGCAAAATATAGAATTGGTTTAACTGGTACATTAGATGGCACAGCAACACACAAACTTGTTTTGGAAGGATTGTTTGGGCAAGTTAAGAAAGTTATTTCAACCAAAGAATTAATTGACAATAAACAACTATCAGACTTCAACATCAAATGTCTGGTATTAAAACATCCAGTTGAGTTGTGTACACAATTAAAAGACTGTACTTACCAAGAAGAGATTCAGTTTTTGATTAGTAACACTGATAGAAATAGATTCATTCGTAATCTTGTTATTTCATTGAACACAAACACTTTGGTTCTCTATCAGATGGTAGAGAAACACGGCCAAATATTGTTTGACATTATCAAAGAAAAATCAACAGATAGAAAAGTATTCTTTGTGCATGGTGGTGTTGATACTGATGAACGCGAATCTATTCGTAAGATAATGGAAACAGAAAGCAATGCTATTGTGGTTGCAAGCTTTGGTACCTTCAGTACTGGTATTAACATTAGAAACTTACACAACATTGTGTTTGCAAGTCCTAGTAAATCAAGAGTTAGAAACTTACAAAGTATTGGTCGCGGTTTGCGTCAGAGTGAAGGCAAAGAAATGTCTACACTCTTTGATATTGCAGACGATCTTAGAATAAAAAAACACACAAACTTCACACTACAACATTTCGTGGAAAGAATTAAGATATATAATGAAGAGAAGTTTCCTTTTAAAATCTACAATATAGGACTCAAAAATGGCAGTTAAAATAGTAAGATTTAATGATGGTTTGGATGTGATATGTGAATTCACAACAGTGGCCAAAAACCTTTCGGTATTGGAAAACCCCATGGTATTTCAGATCCGTGGAGTAAACTTGCAATTACAACCATGGTTACCGGTTGCCGTCATACAACATGATTTTGTCGAGGTAAGTAACGACAGCGTGCTTTGCACGATGGATCCAACTGAGGATTTTGAAGAGTACTACAAGAGTACGGTTCTAAAATTACAGGAAGAAATGAAGAAGGGAGAAGAAGTACTTCTTACGGAGGAAGTCTTAACAGCTTTTGAAGAGAAAGCTTTTAATAAATCCTTAATGCATTAATATTTAATAAACATCATAGGGGGACACCGAGGACTATAACACTAGTCAAGCCCCTTGTCAACAACTTTTTATGGTACACTTGAATGACTAAACAAAAACATTACATTAATAACCTAGATTTCCTAAAAGCTCTAGAAGATTATAAGGCCGCCTGCGTTGAGGCCGCCAAACAAAACCAACCTAAACCGATTATACCAAATTATATCGGTGAATGTTTTATGAAAATTGCCGAAGGATTGTCTCACAAACCAAACTTCATCAATTACACTTACCGAGATGAAATGGTATCCGATGGTATTGAAAACTGTTTGATGTATTTCGAAAACTTTGATCCGGCAAAATCAAAGAATCCATTCGCATACTTTACACAAGTTATCTATTTCGCATTCTTACGAAGAATCCAAAAAGAAAAGAAACAACTATATGTCAAGTACAAAGCAACAGAGTTGTATGGCATATTGGATGAGTTTGAGATGTTGGAATCTGAAGATGGTTCAACCAAACAGTTCGATCTATATGACAACATTGCCGAATTTATTGAAACCTATGAGATAACAAAGAAGGCAAAGAAAGCCGAAAAACATGCGGCAAAGAAACCAAAGGGGCTTGAAAAATTTATTGAGGAGTGATATAATGAGAAAAATTGGATTTAATTGTAGTACACTCGATTTGTTCCATGCTGGTCATGTTACGATGTTGAAAATTGAAAAACAACACTGTGACCATCTAATCGTGGCACTACAATCCGACCCAACAATTGATAGGCCAGAGACCAAAAATAAACCAGTACAATCTTTGTACGAAAGGTTTGTTCAGATTTCAGCTTGTCGTTATGTTGACGAGGTTTTGGTATATGAAACCGAAGAAGATTTGGAAAACATTTTTAAAACGCAAACTATACACATCAGATTTTTAGGTGATGAGTACAAGTCTAAACCATTTACCGGCAAACAATATTGCCTAGACAATGGCATTGAGTTGTTCTTCCATGATAGACAACATCCGTATAGTAGTTCTCGATTGAGACAACGTGTATATGAAGCTGAGAAAAAGAGATTAGATATTAAATGAAAATACAATATAATGTTCTGGATATTAATGAATTAAAATTTGTACATCAAATCTTAGGACAGGATAAATGGGGTTTTGGATATACTTCAACCGATTACGAAAAACCAATATGGAACTTTAATAAACAAGCGGGTAAAGAAATCGCTGAATTGTTGTCTTCAAAATTTGATGGTACACTATTAGACTGGCACATTAATGGACAAACATATCAATTGCCTGGTTCTCCACACATAGATTCGGCCGATGGTTGTACTAAATCCGTTGTTTATTTTCCTTTTGATTGGAAATTTGAATGGGGTGGTCGATTGAATATATTTGATGTTAAAGGTATAAACATAATTACACCAGAAAAAAATCTTGGAGTCATTTTTGATTCACACTTAACTCATTATGCTGAAGCTCCTGTTATCAACAAATTAAGAGTTTCTATAGGATTAAAATTAAAATGAAAATTGCAATTATTACCGATCAACATTTTGGTGCAAGAAATGACTCAATTCATTTTTTGGATTTCTATGAAAAGTTTTATAAAGAAACATTCTTTCCAACCTTGTTGAAAGAAGGTATTAAAACTGTATTGATTCTGGGTGACACCTTTGACCGCAGAAAATATGTAAATTTCTTTTCATTGAAACGTGCCAAACAAATGTTCTTTGATCCTTTGTATGAGATGGGTATTGAAGTTTATATGTTGGCAGGAAACCACGATACATATTTTAAGAATACCAATGATGTTAATTCAGCCGACTTGTTGCTCGGAGAATATGACAACATCAATGTGATTGATTCACCACAAACAATTCATTTAGACTATGCAAACACAACATCAGATGTTTGTATGATGCCATGGATATGCACTGAGAACTATGAGAACTCTATGCAAGAGTTGAAGAACACCTCAGCAACCATTTGTATGGGACATTTTGAGATTGCCGGATTTGCAATGCACCGTGGCATGCCTTCTGAAGGTGGACTTGATCGTAAAATCTTTGATAAATTTGAACTTACATTCAGCGGACACTATCACCATAAATCTTCTTCTGGTGATATACATTACTTGGGTAACCCATATGAACTTACTTGGCAAGATCACAATGATGACAGAGGTTTTCATCTGTTTGATTTGGATACAAAAACACTTGAGTTTATTAAAAATCCAAATAATATGTTCCATAAAATTGTTTATGATGATGTGTCAGAATCTATTTCAGACATTGACAAGAAAGACTTGGCAATATACAACAACTCATATGTCAAAGTGGTAGTGGTTAATAAAACAAACCCATATCTGTTTGACAAATTTATGAATAACTTGTATAATGTCAATCCAATAGATATTACTATTGTTGAAGACTTTTCGGAATTACTTGATGATGTGGAAGATACAGTCGATCAAGCCGAAGACACAATAACAATATTGAACAAATATGTTGATGGTATTACCGAACAGAGTATCGATAACAACGAATTGAAAAAATTATTGAAAGAACTCTACGTAGAGGCACTGAACACAGAACAAGCATGATATTATTTCAGAAAATAAAATGGAAAAACTTTCTTTCCACGGGAGCTGCGTTTACCGAAATTGATTTTACCAAGTCTACCAACACATTGATTGTTGGGCACAATGGTGCAGGAAAGTCCACAATTTTGGATGCACTGTGTTTCGGACTGTTTGGTAAACCCTTTCGCAAAATAAACAAACCACAACTATTGAATTCTGTAAATGCCAGAGATGCAATTGTACAGATCGAATTCAATATCGGTCAGAAGAAGTACAAGGTCATCCGTGGTATTAAACCCAACTTGTTTGAGATTTATGTCAATGATGTTTTGTTGAATCAAGACGCAGCTTCACGGGACTATCAAGAGGTTTTAGAGAATCAGATACTTAAACTCAACTACAAGTCATTCACACAGGTTGTGATACTTGGTTCAGCATCATTTGTTCCTTTCATGCAACTGTCGGCATCTGATCGTAGAGCAATCATTGAAGACTTATTGGACATTCAAATATTCTCCTCTATGAATGTTGTTCTAAAAGATAAAATGTCCGTTATAAAAGATGGTTTGACAAAAATCAAGTACGACATAAAGTTGACAGAAGAGAAAATTAATATACAAAAAGAGACAATTGAAGATAACCGAAAACACAATAGTGATGAGATTCAGAAACGGCAAGTCGAGATTGGCAAATCTAAAGAACAGGTAGATAACTTAAACAAACAAGTCAAATTAATATTGAAACATGTTGAGGTACTGACTACAAAAGTTGGTGATAATAAGACTAAGTTGGAAAAGAAATCTAAAGGTTTGTTTCAGATACAAGGTAAGATTGAAACCAATATTAAAAAGAACCAAAAAGACATTGAGTTCTATGAGAACAACCACGATTGTCCCACATGTAAACAGGCCATCACAACTGAATGGAAACAATCTCAATTAACCGAGAAACTTAATAAAATAGAGACACAGAAAAAAGGTTTTGTGGAAATCGAATCTGAACTGAAAAGTGTTAATGATGAGATGAAAGTTATTTCTGGTATACTCACACACATAAGTGAACACAACACAGAAGTTGCGAAACACAATTCAACCGTTTCTGCAATCAATGGTTATGTCACCAAGTTGATTACCGAAATTGAAGAGTTGTCCGTTAAGGTTGATGTGTCTGAAGATGGCAATGAAAAATTAACGAACCTGAAAACAGAGTTGGCCAAACACACAGAAGAATATGAGAGTTTGATTCAATCAAAACACTACAATGAATTTGCAGCAACTTTGTTGAAAGATGGTGGCATCAAAACCAAAATCATCAAACAATATTTGCCAGTGATGAACAAGTTAATTAACAAGTATCTCTCTGCAATGGACTTTTTTGTTAACTTCAACATCAATGAAAATTTTGAAGAAACAATTAAGAGTAGACATAGAGATGAATTTTCTTATGCCAATTTCTCAGAGGGTGAGAAGATGCGTATTGACTTGGCTCTACTGTTTACATGGCGACAAATTGCCAAGATGAAAAACTCAACGAATACAAATTTGTTAATACTTGATGAAGTATTTGATTCCAGCCTCGATATGGTCGGCACTGAAGAATTCCTAAAGTTGATACAAGAAATGGGTACAGACACAAATGTGTTTGTTATCTCACACAAGGGTGACCAACTGTTTGACAAGTTCAGGTCAGTTATCCGTTTTCAAAAGAAAAACAATTTTTCAAGGATCGTAAAACAATGAACACTACCGATGATATAATTTTATATGATACCGCTGCGGTATCAAAAGTTGAACCTTCTGAACCATCAATAAAAACTTATGAGTTGGTGCCAGTACAATCATCTTCATTGTATAAGGTTATGCCAGAATTTGATTTCGCATCACCACCAATTAATCCAATTGAATTGGCATCCTCTCTAGTAGAAACTTGCCGTAAATATAATGGACTCGGTTTGTCTTCCAATCAATGTGGGCTTTTGCACCGTGTATTTGTGATGGGTACTGGTGATGAATATGTGGCATATTTTAATCCTAAATTAATTTCCACAGAAGATGAAGTACACATGGAAGAAGGTTGTCTGTCGGTACCATATCTAATGTTAAACATCACTCGACCAAAAAAGATAACGGTAGAATACCAAGATTACAATGGCACAAATCGCAAGGCAACTTTTGAAGGTATGACTGCAAGATGTTTCTTACATGAGCTTGACCACATGAACGGAATAATGTATACTGATAAAGTGAAACCTCTTGCATTACAGTTTGGCATTAAAAAGATGCAAAAGATGTACCAAAAGATTTCTAAACAAATGCGAATGATTAAACAGATGAAAACTAAAAAATAATGGCCACACCTATAGATTATGTTGATGCTCAGTGGAACAAATGGCAAAAACTTAATGATCCTACACGATTCGATCATATAGACACCGAGCAACTGAAAGAAACTTTGGTGAAAGACCTCACATATGCATCCAAGATGGATGTGCGTGAGTATACCTTGTATCAAAAGTGGTTAGAGGTGCATGAGAAATATCCCACCAGGACAATCACCACTTTGTTTGGTGATGATGTTCAATTGGTAGATGTTACACAAAAGAACCTTGTTGATAAGGTTAAAAAGAATTTCTGGATGCCAGAAGGTCCAGATGATTATGAAAAGTTGAAACCTAAATTGGTTCTCTCAAATGGACCTTTGGCAGAGACTTGGAATACAGTAAGAACATTTTCATCCACAATGAAAAACAATTCAAATATTGGTCGCAATCTATTCTACACCGTGGTCGATGAGAATAGTGATAAGTATCTCGGAGTTATCTGTATATCATCAGACTTCTTGGATTTAACTCCAAGAGATACTGCAATTGGATGGCCAAGAGATGTTAAAACACAACAAGGTATGATTAATCATACTGCAATTGGATCCACAATCGTTCCATTACAACCATTAGGTTTTAATTACATGGGCGGTAAATTGTTGGCACTACTATGTCTTGCTGATACTGTTCAGAAAGATTGGAAAAGACAATACGATGATGTTCTCGTTGGAGTTACTACCACATCTCTTTATGGTAACACCAAAGCAAACGGTCTTTCTCAGTATGATGGACTTGAACATTGGAACAAGATGGGATTTTCTAGTGGTTCGGTTGCATTCGAACCTTCCAGAAAAACCAGAGCATTGATTTATGATTGGGTTAAAGAGAACTATCCACGAAAATATTTCGAATGGTGGGAAGCCAAGAATCCAAAAGGTCTGCCGCTTAAACGCGACCACAAAAACCGTACATTAAATTTTGCATATGGTAAGTTAAGTATTCCAAAAGAACTTATCCGCACCGAACATCAGAGGGGCATATACTTCTCTCCTCTGTATAACAACACCAATGAGTATCTAAGGAAAGAAATTGGTGATGTTGATCTGGTAAAATCATTTGATACCAGTGAAGAAACTTTGGCAAACATTTGGAAACAAAAATATGCCAAAGGTCGTATATCAATGTTGAAGAAAAAGAACACTGTCTCTTATGAGAACTTGTTTTATGATGACTTGATTTACCTTTCTTGGGAAGAAACCAAGAACAAATATCTACCACAAGTTGGCAGATAAAAACATATACCACAAAATGTGTTGCCAAATTCACTACATAATGTTATGATGTGACTACTTGCTGATTGCAAGGTTTTTTTTAAATTTATTATTAGGAGTTCAACATGAACAACAAACTATCCGCTAAGGCGAAAATTCTCAACTTTCTGACCAAAACAACTGGTTACAACACGCTGTCCGTTGCACAAGCTCGTGCTCGTTTTGGTATCCAAAATGTTGCGGCTCGTATTGACGAACTTCGTAAAGAAGGAAATGTCATTTACACAAACACCAAAACTCGCGCTGATGGCAGCAAAGTTTCTGTGTACCGTGTAGGCACACCAACCAAAGCTATGGTTCGTGCAGCTATCAAATCTGGTTACAGCTTCACAGCTTAATTTTAGGTTATGCGGGGAGACCACATTAGTGGTTCTCCCTTTTTTTTATTTTTGGAGAGATAATGGAAATTTCAATTAAAAAAGAAGAGCTTCAAAAGAAAAGTATTTTTGTTGCAACACCAATGTATGGTGGTATGAATCATGGGCTTTATGCAAAAGCTTGTTTAGATTTACAAGCGCTGTGTATGCAGTATGGTGTGAAAGTGAAATTCTCATTTCTTTTCAATGAATCCTTAATTACTCGCGCTCGCAATTATTTGGTCGATGAGTTTTTGAATCGTTCCGATTGTACACACCTGTTGTTCATCGATTCAGATATTCACTTCAACCCGCAAGACATTATTGCACTTCTAGCCTTAGACAAAGATGTTGTAGGCGGACCTTATCCTAAAAAGGCCATCAAATGGAAATCTGTGAAGAAAGCCATTGAAAAGAATCCTGACATTGATATAGAGTCATTGGAAAAAGTTACTGGTGACTATGTGTTTAATCCAGTAAAAGGCACCGACAAGTTTAGTGTTTCTGATCCACTAGAAGTTTTGGAAATTGGAACCGGTTTGATGATGGTTAATCGTACTGTGTTTGCAAAATTTGCAGACGCTTATCCGCAACTGCGTTACAAACCAGACCATGTTGGCCAAGCACACTTTGATGGTTCGCGTTACATCCATGCATACTTTGATACTATTATTGATAGTGTAGACAGTGCAACTGGTGGTGGTTCAGACCGGTATCTTTCAGAAGATTACATGTTCTGCCAACTCTGGCGTAAACTTGGTGGTTCAATTTGGTTGTGTCCTTGGATGCGAGCTGACCACATTGGCACATATCACTTCAAAGGCGATATGCCGGCTGTTGCGAATTTTGTCGGAGAAATGTAATGATTGTTGGATTACTTGGATTTATAGGTTCAGGTAAAGGCACTGCTGGTGACATTCTTAAAGACCTTGGTTTCACTCCTGTGAGTTTTGCCAAAGGTGTTAAGGATGTCGCTGCTGAAATGTTTGGATGGCCAAGACACCTACTTGAAGGTGACACTGAGGCGTCCCGTATCTGGCGTGAACAACCGGATGTTTTTTGGTCCAAAGAGTTTGGTAAAGACTTTTCTCCAAGACTAGCATTGCAGCTGATGGGCACAGAAGTTGGTCGTGATATTTTTCACAAAAACTTTTGGGTCATAAAAATGAAAAAATATTTTCTTAGTAATCCCAATCAAAACTTTGTGATTACCGATGTTAGGTTCCAGAATGAAATTGATTTTGTACATAGCCATCGGGGCATACTAATTGAAATTCAACGAGGTATTAAACCACATTGGTATAGCATTGCAGCTTCTGCAAACCGAGGAGACTATAAAGCAATTCGACACATGGAAGAAGCAGGAATACATCCCTCTGAGTGGAGTTGGATTGGCGGACAAATTGACCATGTGATTGCAAATGATGGTTCGTTGGACGAATTGAAAAATAACATAATGAAATGCTTGACACGATCTTACGGATCAAGTACAATAAGTGAAATGACAGAAGGAGTATCGTAATGAAACTATCGAATGAGACCTTGACGGTCCTTAAAAACTTTGCCAATATCAATCCCGGTATTGAATTTAAATCAGGCAATAAACTGACAACCATTTCGGCAACGAAAACTGTTTTGGCCAAAGCGGGAATCAAAGATGATTTCCCACAAGATTTTTGTATCTATGACTTGAATCAATTCCTATCAGTACAGTCTCTGTATAAAGATGGTGAAATTGAGTTTGATAACGAACATGTTATCTTTAAGTTGGGTCGAAAGAAACTGAATTATCGCAAGACAGCAAAAAGTATGATTGTAACACCACCTGATAAAGAGTTGAATCTTCCGTCAGTTGATGTTGAATTCACACTCAAAGAAGAAGAGTTGTCTTCTGTACTGAAGACTGCCAGTATTCTACAATCACCACACATCTCAATTCTTTCAGATGGTGAAAAGATTTATATCAATACCTGTGACGCAAAAGATAACTCTGCTCACATTGATTCTACACAAATTGCTGATGGCAATGGTAAGAAATTCAAGGCTTTGTTTTTGACTGAAAACTTTAAAATGATTTCGGGTACATATCAAGTGCAAATTTCATCTAAGGGACTATCTTACTTTAAGAACACTAAAGAAGACATGCAATATTGGATTGCTATCGAAGCTAAAGAATCTGACCTATCTTTTGGAGAATAATATGACAACAGTGAGTACACTATTTGGTTCTTTTGATAATGACACTTTGAAGAAACTCAAGGGTTATGTTGATGAGGCCGTTTTACACATGCGCCGAAATCAAACCAATAATGAAGCAATCAAAGATATCATTGATGCTGCTAATGATGAGTTGAAGGTTCCAAAGAAGATTCTGAAACGCATGGCTAAAGTGCAATTCAAACAGAACTTCCAAACAGAAGTTGCTGAATACAAAGAGTTCGAAACTTTGTTTGAGAGTATGAACGGCATCAAGCCCTGACATACCTTATGTGCATTATAAGAGTGTTTAAGTCACTTAATGCACAATTTATTATATATTATGGAGAATTTGAATGTCAGAACACATCTTGTGGGTGGAGAAGTATCGTCCTAAAACCATTGAAGATTGTATTCTTCCCGATGGTATCAAGGCAACATTTCAGGAATATGTAAACCGCAAAGAGATTCCTAATCTGTTATTGTCCGGTTCTGCCGGTGTTGGTAAGACAACAATTGCAAAAGCCCTCTGTGAAGAGGTTGGTTGTGATTATATTATGATTAACGGTTCAGATGAATCGGGTATCGATGTTCTACGGAACAAAATCAAAAACTATGCGTCCTCTATGTCTTTATCTGGTGGACGCAAAGTTGTTATCATTGACGAAGCAGATTATCTAAATCCAAATTCAACTCAACCTGCGATGCGTGGTGCCATTGAGGAGTTTGCTTCCAACTGTTCATTCATCTTCACTTGCAATTTTAAGAACAGGATCATTGATCCTATTCATTCTCGTTGCACTGTTGTAGACTTTAAGATCAATGGTAGTAGAGCCAAGATGGCTGCACAATTCTTTAAGCGAGTTGAATGGATTCTGAAACAAGAAGGTGTGGATTATGACAAAGAGGTTGTGGCCGCTGTTATAACGAAACACTTTCCAGACAATCGCCGTATCTTAAATGAATTGCAACGGTATTCTGTGAGTGGAACAATCGACAAAGGCATCTTGGCTTCAGTTTCTGAAATCCAGATGACTGAATTGGTTAAGTCACTTAAAGGTAAAGATTTCACAGCTTGCCGCAAATGGGTTACCAATAACTTGGATAATGACACCACACGCATCTTTCGAAATGTTTATGATGCATTATATGAGCAACTGAAACCTAATTCCGTTCCACAACTGGTTCTGATTTTGGCAAAGTATCAATATCAAGCTGCTTTTGTGGCTGACCATGAAATCAACCTCATTGCATGTTTGACTGAAATTATGGTTGAGTGTGAATTTAAATAAAAGGAGTATATTATGACACAATTGGATAAAAATATTAAAAAAATTAATTTCAAAAAAGAGAGAGTTGTTATTGATTTAGATATTGAAGAATATCTTCGTCTTCAACCAGTTCCTATGCAACGTGATACTGAATCACGCGCAAAAAGACAAAAAATAGATAAGATGTTAAAAAAATTATTACCCGTTCATTTAGATGTTTCTTTGGTTGAATTGACAAAAGATTCAGAATATTATGGTGTTTTATATAAAAAGAATACCAGATTTATCGTAAACGGAAATACGAGAAAATTTTATTGGGAAAACGGTCTAACCGATTTTGTACCAGAATTTGTTAGTGCTGTTGTTTATTATGTTGATGATATGGAAAAGGTCCGGCATATTTATAACACGTATGATAGTCCAGATGCAACAGAAAAAACACAAGAAAAATTTTATGGAATTTTAAATGGTGTTTATGGTTATAAACCAGTTTGTTCAAAGGTACAAAAAGGTGAAATTTTAACCTCTTTATATTATGCATGTCATCTTTTGGATCCTGTAAAGTATTCGATTACAGATAAGACACCAAAAGAAGAACTACTGCGATTTTTTATAGGTGAATATTTGGATGAAATTAAATGTTTTGATGAACTTTGTAAATTACCAAAACAATGGGATGCTGCTCTAACATGTGCCGCTTTGATGATTCTTAAAAGATATGGTAATGAACCTAGAGCAATTGAATTTCTAAAAAAAGTGGAAAATAGAATTATTGATACATCTCAAGTACAACAAGATGGTGTCACACATGTTTCCTTGGAATGGGATAAACGTGGTGGTATGAAATTTCCAGTGCGCCGTGCAGCAATTGATTTGAAACCTGGTGGTCTACCACAAACAGTACCTTACATTTTATATTGGTGTGAAAAATATATAGCCGACAAAAAACAAACTCAATTGGGTTCAGGTTGGGATAAAACACATACAAGTTGGTTTAATGAATATAACTATATGAATATATTTTTGAATAGTGCCTTACAGGTAACAGAAGATGAGTCCGTTTGACTATGCCGACTACATCCTCAGAAAAAAAGTACCTGAAGGTGAGTTGGATTTCAAAGATTATG